TGTTCAGCATTGATAGCTGCGATATCTGCTTTAGAGTATTGAATTTGCCAAACTGTAAAAATCATGTTATTATCTCCATTTGATAATACCATCCTACAGCATATTAAAAGCAATGTACACAAAAAAGCGCCGATCGAAATCGTTTAAAAACAACAACTTGTAAAATAAATTTATTTAAACTGCTTTAATGCTTGTAGAATGTATCTTCTATGCAGTCTATATTCTGCCACTATCTGAGCAAATGATTTTTCTGTCATACTAGAAACTCCGCTAAAGTTGCTTTTTGTTGTTTTGCTTCAAGCGCTTCAGGGCGCCAAATATCAGGATACATAGGCTTATCATTTTTATCCATCATATAATAACCTGAAGCATTTTTAAGACCTCGGCCAGAACGATCGAGATTATTTAAAAACCTGATATAGATGCATAAGGTATCTTCGTGTGCCACAGCATTTGTACCAAGGTTTTCTGTAAGATCTGCTAGTGCTCGATCGTGATATTCTACTTGACTCATCCCTTTTGGCTTTCGAAACATTTGTTCGATTGCTTGTCTAGCATTATTACCACAATATAAACTACTATTAGGATCTACATATTGTGGATGATACGTAGCAATGTCTGCAATGGCTTGTGCATATGGAAAGTTCCAACGACGAATCCCGTTGTCTATATTTTTCTGGTTAAGTCTATCAGTTAAACTCTTTTGTTCAAGCGGTGGATTACCTGCATTATAGTTTTCTTTAAGATGTTCTGTCAGTTCGCCCATTAGTTCTAAACCAAAACTCGTTATATGTTCAGGAAGATTCATACCTTTCTTCGGAGTAGGGTTCTGGTTACCAATAGTAGAAAACATCTTTTTACCAGCTTTTTTCCACTGCTTCATAAGATTCGCCATCTCATCTGCAGTTTCATACATTCCGAAATGACTAACTATGCTATGATGATATCCGTGCCATGGTTTGCCAGCATAAAATCCTGATCCAGTACTACGATGCGTATAATAAGCAAACACATATTCTCGAAGAGTCCATTTATTTGTCACATATTTCTGAACTCGTTCTTGTACCTCTTTCGGCCTTTTCTTAAATACTACTTGATTAGTGCCGTGATTTAAATCTTGGTTTACGTTATTGAATCCTTCATACGTTCTAGACACACAGTTGTAAGCAGGGATATTTTGCATTAACTCGTCGTTCACGTGTTCGTCAGCTTCAGGTCCAAGATAATCAGCATCGCCGATTAGGCAATTCTCTTCAAGCCATTTTGAACGAGGCCAGAAATAATCCACATAACAATCGTAATTTGGTCGTCTTTCTAATTCCATTACATAAAACTTTCTAGTGTGTTTTCGCTCTCACCCCAATTCATACGGCGATAAAACATGGGATTAAGATGTACTGATTGGGGTCTTTCCATTTTATCTATAGCATATTTTTCTTCATTCATATCATACCAAGCTTGAGGTGGTTTTACTAATTTCATTTCATATATTTTCATACAGCCTTCCATATCCCAAGCTGCTTTCATTCTTTCATCTCTTGAGCCCCAAAATGGTTGCTTCTTGTAATACCCGGTCTGAGGAAGTTTACGGCCTTCGAATTCAATTGGCCACGGCACCGCGTATTCTACTTCAATGCCAAGACTCTTTCCGAAATCGCTATATGCTTCGACCATTTTATAGATGCTAGTTTCTACTCTGCATAAATGGTGACGTACATCAATATTGCCAAGAGATATGGTAACACCTTTATGATGCGGTTTGATATGAGACCTGATGTATGCAAAATCTTCATTGATTTGGCCAAACAATGTAGTACCATCTTGCTTGACTACACTACTATTCTTCGGTGCATATGCGCACACGTGACTGTCACCGATTGCTAACCATTCGTGTGGTAAATCACTGCCTACAAGAGGCTTAGCTTCAGAAAGCTTCTCAGTTATTGCATCGCACCAATCTTTGTCAGTTACGTCTTTTCGCTTCTTTAACTGCGCACCGTAGTCAACTGGAGAGCCGTCCAGTACTGTTATTGTTTCTGAAGCGAGCAAGTTATCGATCCAAACCTTAATAACTTCGTTAAACCCACCCATAAGATTAATAGTACCACCAAAATTAGCACCAGGCAAAAGATAAACATCTTTGTGCTTTCCATTCGTATGGTCAATGGGTACATTAAGATTTTCTGACCAAGTTCTGGCATAGCCATAACTGTGGCTTGATGTCTTCTTAGGTATTTTACTAAAGGTTCCGACTATCATTCTATAAACTCATAATCAACACCAGCTTCACTAAAGAGTTCCGATGAATATGCAAACGACTCGATCCATCGTTGTGGGTATTCTGCTAGCGGCATAACAACTCTCTTAATTCCAACCTGAATAATACCCTTTGCGCAATCAGAGCAGACAGGTAATCCATGAACATAGAGAGTTGCACCGTCAAGTGATACACCATTATATGTAGCATTGTATATGCAGTTCATTTCAGCATGAACTACAAACTTATACTTAACATCTTTGTTTGCATATCGATCAAAACTATCACTAATTCCTCTTGGAAATCCGTTGTAGCCTTGAGCAAGCACTTGTCCTTTTGATCCTACAGCAATCGCACCGATTTTAGATGAAGGATCTTTCGACCAATTAGCGACTCCAGATGCTAGATCAAGATATCGCTTATCCCATTTATTAACCATAATATAAACCTTTTTTTGTGTCGAGTAGGACTTTCGCCCTACTCGTTTATTATACACTATTTTTTCATGATTGTAAAATAAATAATTCCACCGAGTGCGGCACCAATTACCCATCCGAATCCTGATAAGAAGCCAAGAACTGGCAACCATACCGTTCCAAGAGAGAACGCTGCAGGCAATGCCCAAGCTGCGAGTGCTTTCTTGTTCCAACCATTGTCATAATAGTATTCACCATCTTCAGATGCATTAAATAGTTCATCAATATCTAGTGCTTCTTTCTTGATCATATAGTGATCGACCATCATAATACCATAGATCGGAGCGAGTACAGCGCCAAAGGTATTTACAAAATTGAAGATACCCATTTGACTTACTACTGAAACCCAAAGACCACCAATTACGAGAGCAAATGCCGATGTAATCAAACCACCAAGTCTAAAGTCGATCTTAGCTGGTGCTAGATTGGCAAGATCATAAGCAGGTGGAATAAAGTTAGCCACCATATTAATGCCAACAGTCGCAAAGAAGAACGCGATAGCAGCTACAATAGTAAGTGGTAAAGATCCGACAGCTGCCACAATATCAGTAGGATTTGTCATTGGTTCACCGAAGACTACAATAGTACCAGCAGTAACTACTAAAGCGATTAACGAAAAGAAAGCAATGTTTAATGGCAAGCCAAGTAGATTACCCTTTCTCATTTCCTTTTGTGATTTTACAAATCTAGAGAAATCACCGTAGTTAATTACAACAGCCGCAAAGTATGCAATCATTGTACCAACTACTGCGAACCACGCACTGAGTGCTGTTCCACTATAATCACCTACGCCTTGAAAGATAGTACCTACTTCTGTCATGAGTCCTGATCCGGCCGCATTCCAAATAAGAAGAGCAAGAACAATCATAACAGCATATACAAACACTCCCGCAAAATTTAAGAACTTAGCGATAGTATCAATGCCTCTCATAAACAAGAAGATCTGAAAACCCCACACAATTAAGAACGATACCCAATCAATGCCAGTCATACCAAGCCACATACTCGATGGCTCAATTCCTAAAAGAGATTTAATTAAGAGAGACAAAGCTGTTGATGCAAAATAAGTTTGCGCGCCATACCAGAAGATGGCTACAACAGCTCGTAATACAGCCGGAAAGTTAGCGCCCTTTACACCCATACTCGCTCGAGCCATAACTGGAAATGGAATGCCATGCTGTACAGAAGGTTTACCCATTAGGTTTACCAGCACCATAACAAAAAGTCCTGCTACCAAAATAGCAGAAAAGACAGACCAGCCAGAAAGGCCATATGATAAGAATAGTGATGCTGCTAAAGTATATCCAAAGAGTGATTGAATATCGTTAGACCATACATTGAAAATTTCAAACCAACCCCATGTTTTTTTATCCTCGGTTACAGGGCCGAGGTCTTCATTATGAAGTTCCATATTAAGTTCCTTGTTTTGTTGTTGTGTAGTAGATATAGCAGTTTTAAACTACTATATCAAAATGCCGTTCATAAACGTGCAAATTTTGTACTTGCCACGTCATCAAGGCTGGTTCAATAGCCTCGCCACTGCCGCTTGCAGTGCGTTCAAAACGTCGGAAGTTATAATCGTCGCATAGTTTTTGTACTACATGCATTTGCCATGCGTAATCATTTTTGTAACCAAAGACTACGTCATTAGAACGCATTTGGACTACAGCATGAAGCAGACCATCACGAATATAATAAGTGACAGCGTTGGTACAGATGAAATCATTTTTGCCGTTATCTTTATAATCAAGCCAAATGCTAGGGCGATTATAAACCATGGTAGCACGTCTTCCATCAGGATTCTCTAGCAGTTCTGTTAATACATTATCGTACTGTTTATTGTAAGTATCACTGAAGATAAGTTTGCCATAGTTAGAGTTAATCTCACCATGTGAATTGGAAGCATACTTCCATGCTGCTGGAGGATCACGATGTTCACCAAAAATGTCATTGATATTAGTCGACATGTTATGGTACCATAGCAGTTCTTGGTTAATGTAATCCTGGTTGGGTACACCAAATATAGACTTTTCGGTTGCAATAAAAGATGCACCGATTAATTCAATAGTTTTAGCGCCAGTTTTATCTATAGTGAATGCTTCATCTTTAAGTTCATTAATAAAGAATTGCCGTACGTCGTTTACGCTATTTGCTTTCATATCTATCATCCATATCTTTACCTTCTTCGTATGCTACACGAAGAATCATAAGTTGCGTTAAAGCGTGATCGAGATGGAGAAGACCAGACTCAGGATCAGTATCTTCTTTATTCCAATATGCCATTAAGTGACGCTGAAGAGAAGAATAAGATCTACTCCACTCAGTCGTGTTTATGTCATCACGCCAGTTGTTTTCACCGTATTTCTTTGCACCAAATTCTAGTACTCTCGCTGCAGATTCAATAGCGAGAGTTGGTACAAGGTGAATCGGGGGTTTGCCATTATCGTATTTCATAATTGTATTCTACCATATTATAGAGGATATGTAAATCTATTATTTTCATCTATGTGTTTTAATGCTTCTTTTGCGTCAACATAATCGATGACTGTATATTCTACTACTTGATTTTCTTCGAGCGGACCACCCCAGGGCCTCGACCACATCCAAATTCCAAGCTGATCGATTTTACCAGCTTTAATTTGTTTTTGAATATACTCAGATACATGAACACCAGACTTAGAGTACATTTTATAATCAATGGCTCCAAGTATCTGATGATATGTATCATATTCATAGCCATCATATAAAGTCTGAAATTGATCAACCTTTGCTTGATGGAATTCTACAAATTCAGAATCCCATCTAAAATAGGGGTTTGGTCGATTATCTTTATTGACCTTTTCGTCACGCTGAATAATAAAAGCTTTATCGACCTTAGCTTTAAAGTGAGTCATTAACAATAATCTCTTGTATACACGTCAAAGTGAGTGGCATTTTCAATTGGTGTGTCGTGAGCATATGTAGAAAGGCGAGGGCCGCGAGGACGAATACGAAGACCTTTTGTAGAATATTTTTTGTAGCCAATAGCTTTATTAAATTTATTAAGATATTTGTTTTGGTTGCGAATCAGTAGTTTTAATTCTGAAATCGCAGGATCATCAATATCAGAACAAGAAAAACGATAGCTATCAGAAGAACGATTTTTAAAAGTTACGAATACCATATTATATTACTCCATTTTCCATAAGTTGAAAGATTTCAGTTGCAGTTGCATTGAACTCTTCTTGCGAAGATTGAGAGAAGTCAAAGCCAAGACCACCCATGTTATCAAAGATTTTTTCTGCATAGTCGAATGTGCAGTTGAACATTTTTTCGATTTCACGAATATAAAGCATTACCAGATTACCTCCTCGGTTACAATCATGCGACGACCTAAGTTTTGTTCTACGCAATTTTCGGTGTAAGTTTTCACGGCACCATCGTCGTACATAACGCTAATAAGTGTTTCGCCATCCGCATCATCGTGAATAGAAGTGATTTCACCTTTTGCAGTATAATCTCTATATTGACGAATAATTCCCATTCCAACTTCAAACATTGTTTTCTCCTTTTGTTATAACCTTTATAACACGTTTAAAAAGCAATGTACACAAAAAAATGCGCCGAAGCGCATTTTTGTTTTGTTTGTAATCAATGACTTAGAATTTTTATCCAAATCTAGCTAAATACTGCGCTATTCGTCCAACAAAAGGTAGTAGCATAAGAGCCATAAGTAGGTTCATTCCAGTATGTGCCATTGCAATTCGTAGCGTATCACCTTTAGGCATTCCATCAGAGACAAATAAACCAGCCAGCCATATTGTACCTGTCGTACCAATATTAGCACCAAGAACGCATGCAATAGCTGCAGGCAGCGGTAAAGCACCAGAAGCAACTAATGCAATAATAGCAGTAGTAGATAGTGAAGATGATTGCCATAGCAATGTCATGATAATTCCACCAAAAAACATATAGATCGGACTACCTAGAAACCAGTTAAGGTGTTCCATATTCCCCATAGATTTCATTCCACCTGAGAATGTCTTAAGTCCAATATAAAAAATGACCAGCCCAACAAGGGCTGTTATCATCGGGTTTCCTAGATCCATTTTCTTCACCTTTTTCCAAAGTTTTTCACCTTCATTTTTCATTAGACGATACTCGGCAGATCGCCATGATTGCCTTCGTGTGATGGCCCTTGCCAACCACTTGGCTTTAGTAAATCGGGCAATCCAAAACGATTAGGGCGACCAGGCTTTACGCCTGGCTCTTTTGCCATATTAGCTTGGTATATAGCATCCCATGCTTTATTAGCATCAACACCCATAATATCAAGAGTGCCGATAGCAAATACGCACATATCAATTAGACCATCAACGACTTCCTCTGCATCAGAATTATTAATAGCAGACAATGTCTCTTGGTATTCTTCACCGATCATAAGCATACGAAACATGAGATATTTCTGCATAAGATCTTTATTTTCTTTATTGGCTTCAAACCACTCACGTACGCCGAATTTGTTATGCATCATGTACATGTCATTAGCAAAATCACTCATTTTATTCTCCATATTTAATATAATTTATTCTACAATATTTTACAAGCATTGTACATACTATAATAATCCAAGCTGAAAGTTTCCATCAAGTTTTTTAATTCCTAACGCCCAATTCTGCGCAGCGTCTTCAACATAGCGTGTGGTCTTATTGGGGAAATCCTCTTCGAAAAACTTAACATCATTATCATCAAAGTATTTTATAAAAGCCACTTCTTCTTTAAAGTCCATCCATACTTCCGCATATCCCTTTCCGCTATCTGCGTGAAAGGTGCTAATCTTTCTTTGACGACCGTGAAACATATTTTACTCCTTTATAAAGTCTATGATACTAGGATATATTATACTTATGGCGTTCGCTATTTCTTTTGCCAGGTCCATGTGCTCTTGTTGTGTACCATTTGAGGATCTTAGATCAATATAGTGAATCCATGACCTAATAGTACCATTTACGTAGAGCCGAGAGACAGTATTTCCTTCTGGTAAAACTGCACGGGCTTGCTCTTTCGCAATACCGTTTGCTAGTGCCCAGCTGTATGCCGCCTTTGAGCAGGCGATCACATCGGCTTGCATCTCAGCCCAACGTTCTTGTAGATCGGCATCATCTGTTACGACAGAGTTTTGACGATTTTTAGGATCTTGCATTCGAGCATCACGAATTACAAAATTATCATTAAGATCACGGATGTCAGCATACCGCTGAGAAAACTCTTGAAACGAAAATGATCGGTGACGTAGAAACTGTCTAGCGATATCTCTTGTTGTTTCAATTTCCATGGTAACAGAAGCCATTTCAAACGGAGACCAATGCTTATGCTCAATAAGATAATTAAGAAGTTTTGCTGTAGTTTTTGTATTACTTTGATTATTTGGATTTGATACTCGAGCGCAATACGCAATCAAATCTTGAATGTTATCTAAACCCATAATACCAAGATCACCTGAGTGAACATGTCTTACTGGTTGAGTATATGATAGGAGACGAGTTTTCATTACTTACCTTGACCTCTGTACTTTTTAAAACTTCTTTTCTTTGATTTGTTCATAGAAGACGTTTTAACATTACGACTTCCGATACTTGTCTTTTTATTTTTTTCTATTACAGCCATTATTTATTTCCTTTCATTGTATTTTAAAGTCCTTAAACCTTTGGTTCATTTCAGTTTTATCAAAAGTGGGAACATCATTTACTACACCTTCAGTTCCATTTTCTTCATCTATCAGCCTCATACGAGATTTATCAATTCCAATAACAAATCTCTTATTGTTATTAGGATCGTTATATCTATTCTTTAATTGTTTAACCATTATTTGGCCTTGAGCTTCAAGCTCTTCTGAAGATATAAGGGCAAACATTAGATCTGCCGTTGCGGGTAATCCAAAAGACTCGCTCGTATCTTCAAGCCCAGGATCCGAGCTACCAAAACCACTACGCGTCGTTTGCGTTGCAGATACAAGCGGGACGTTAAACTCAACTGCAAGTCCTCGTAATTCTTCAGCAATTGCTTTGATATAAGTGTAAGAGTTAATTGCACCACCCATTCCTTTCATTCGAGAAGAAGAACATATATTAAGGTAATCAATAAATATCATTTCTGGCACAAAGTTCTTCTTGAGTTTAAGCTCATTTAACAGTGCTCTAAAATGGCCTGTATGAGCAGAACCAGTGGGATATTCTTTGATAATGAGCTTGCCGTTTGTTCTAGATGCGAGCTTATCTACCTTCGAAGTTAGCATCTCTTTAGTGATATGCTGTAGCTGGTCAAGAGGGATATTTAGCAGATTGGCATCAATCCGTTCTGCAATACGTTCTTCTGCCATTTCCATAGTTATGTATAATACGTTTTTACCTTGAGTTAAAACATTACCTGCCATGTGGCACATAAACAATGATTTACCTACACCTGTACCAGCAAGAGCAATGTTAAGAGTTTTGTTAGGTAATCCGCCTTTTGTGATTTGATTAAAGTATTCTAAATCAAAAGGAATACGCTCTTCATCTTCATGATAAAAATCATATCGTTTTTCAACATCTTCAATATAGTCGTGACCTACTGAAGGATCAAAGGTTACTGCTAAAGCTTTTGTTAGGAGATCTGGCATAGCATTCTTAGTAAGAGACTTATGCTTCCCATCAATAATACTTATTGATTCCATGACAGCATTATGAATAGCCCTATCTTGACACCATTTTTCAGTAGTGCTCATAAGCCATTCTTGATCAGCATTATCCTTTTCAAACAGCACTGGAATAATCTCCATGGCTGCACCATACATATCTTGATTAAACCTATCAGATCCATCGACTTCAATCTTAAGAGAATCTTTAGTCGGCAGTGTATTGAATTTTGCTACATATGCTGCAGCTTCTTTAAAAAGAAGATTGTAAACTCCTTGAAAATAATCTGGCTGAATAAACGGTAGAACCTTACGCATATAAGATTCGTTATTCAACACATTTCGTAATATTACTTGTTCTACGTTACTCATTTTGCCCCATCGCGCTAGCCTGTTCTAATACATCATATAGTATACTGCCTACGTTCTTTTGTAAACCAATATCTTCATCAGGAACTAAATCTTCTATAGGTGAGGAGATTACTTCAAAATTAAAGCTTAAAGACTCATCTCCTTCATTTACTGCTAAAGCTCCGAACTGAAACACAGTCTCTATATAATCTCCTGTTTTTATTCTTATATTCCAGTTATCTTGACCCTCAACTGGAATAAATTCATAATCAGTGTTTTCTTTCATTATGCTTCTTCCACAATCTTATCCATATCTACTAGAGATTGATGACCAATACTGTATTGTTTTTTCAAGAAGTCTTTAAAATCTGTATTAGCAAAGATTGGACTCCAGAAGGATTCATCAAGAGTGTCAGCGTGCCGAACCTTATGTCCAATTTCTCCAGTACTTTGATCAACCGCAGCATACCAGCCATTGGAAGGCTTAGTGACATAATTACCAGCAAGAGCACAATCGAGCAAGCCAGAGTACTTACGGACACCACCATCCCAAGAGACAGTGATAGGAATTTTAGATTTTTCTTTAACATAACGGCTTTTCTCCACGTTAATTACGAAATGATAACCTTGTATTTCTGTACCCTTTTTATCTTGTTGACGACCTAAGATCCAAATATTATCTGCAGAATAATAAATTCCGGTGCCACCACCTACAATGGCTTTTGGAAACAAGCCAATTTCCATATACGTATGGTTAACAGCAATCAGAGGAATATTCTTCATTGTAAGATATGGTGTCGACATACGAAATAAACCTTTTAAAGCTTTCGCACGTGACATATCTGCTACTGATTTTTCATTGATTGCATCATCTAGCTCTTTCTTAGAAGCTAAGTTACCAATAGAATCAATTACAACAATTACTTTGTCATCTCTCGAAATTTCTTCTAATTGAGAAATAAGATCAAATTTAAGCTCTTCTACATTTGTAATTGGTGTATGTAAAATGCGGGTTGTATCAATATCAAACTGCTCGAAATAAGCTTGAGGAGAACCAAACTCTGAATCATAAAATAGCATAACAGCTTCTGGGTGCTTTTTCAGATACGATGCTGCCATCAGTAAAGCAAACGATGTTTTAAAATGTTTTGAAGGCCCAGCCAGTACTGTAAGTCCAGGTGCCAGTCCTCCATCGACAGAACCTGAAAGTGCTACGTTAATCATAGGTACATCAGTTGGTGTCATATCTACTTCTGTAAAGAATTTTGAGTCCGCAAGAACTTCAGAAGTTTTGATTTTACTGTTTTTCTTCAGTTTGTCCATAATCGACATGTTGTTCTATTTCCCTTTGGTCTAATTCATATTGAGATCTGTATTCATTATTAATTCTAACACATTCTCCTAGTAATGTAAACCCTTTATCTAAATTAAATAACGCGCTTGTATCCTTTGGAAAGCAAGCTCCTCCGTATCCTCGCTTATTATCAAGCCCAGGAACTGCAGAATGAGATCTACCTATTCTACTATCCGATGTTATAGCATTCACTATCTTATTATAAGCTGCTTCGTTATTTTCTACTACATCATATAGCTGATTAAAAAACAGAACTTTCATAGCTAAGAAAGAGTTAATTCCATATTTTACAAAACTAGCGTCTACCGCAGACATTCGATGTACTGGACAAGGTCTACAAAGGCTATATTCTTTATAGTAGAATTCTAGGTTGTCGATAAATCCGTCGTTTCCGCCAAAGATATGCTTATCAGGATTTATGAAATCATCTATAGCATTCTTTTCTGTTAAAAACTCTGGGTTATATACGATTCTAGTACCGCCCGAACCTACTACGAGTTTTTTAATTATATCAGGAGTTACCGTAGATTTGATAACAATTATTCCGGACATTCGTTCTTTTAGCTCTTTAACTGTATCTACCAGAATGGTGGAATCTATAGAACCGTCTTTATTCATAGGAGTTGGTACACAAACAAACGTTATATTTTCTTCTAGATTAACGTCCTTTAAACTGTTATAGCAGGTTTTACCGTATTTAGGATCAACAATTTGCATTCTTACTTTAGGAGTTCTAAATCCATACTCTACAGCTCTACCCACAAAACCATAGCCAACTATAGTTATTTTCATGTAAGACCTCCAATGTCTTTTTTAAGTTCTTCTCCATACACTCTATCGCGTAAATCGCTAGTGGAGAATCTATGGTCTCTTTTATTAAAATAAATTTCTATTCCTCGGGCAGAGCAAGTAGCTCTTCCAGTAAATTTTCCGTCTTTATATTCTTGACCTATAATTCTAACATCTATATCAAACATTTTTAAAATATCTTCTATGTCTGTTTCGGTCTCATAGGGTATAATTTCATTTACATATTTTACAGCTTGTAGTTGCATCCATCTTTCTACTAGTGTTTGAACTGGTGTGTTTTTTTCAGATCTTTCCGCGGCAGGATTTACTTGTAAACCACAGATTAGATAATCACATTGATTTTTTGCTTCTCTTAGCATAGCGATATGACCTGCGTGTAACAAATCAAAAGTGCTAAATGTTATTCCTATAGCCATAGCTCTTTTAAGACCTTCCATGTTGCTTGCCAATTAGTCAATTGATATTTCCTCATCTTCTTCAAACTGAACAAACAATTTTAGTGTTCTCATATCGTCTTGAAGCTGTACTTTCACCTCACCTACTCGGTTTTTAGTGTATGAGCGACCATTGTTATCAATAACTTCTACTCTATTTACATCTAAAAACAGCTTATCAAGTACCATCATGCTCAATCTCATCTTGGTGAAATCCAACACTTTCTCGTTCAATATCGTTATGATTAAACTCGGCCCAATATAGTTCATATGCTATACCATCTTCAACACACTCAAATTGATGATAAAGACCAGGTTTAACTTTATGATAATCGCCTTCTTCTAGAATAGTAACATCAACTAAATCGTAGTCGCGTTGCCATGTACGAATAAGCATTCTGCCTGACTCTACATAGAACCCATTCCACTTGTAGCGGTGCAAATGCTTCGAGCATACACCGCCTTCAAACATTTCAATACGGTGAAACTCTAAAGCGCCATTTGCTTCAATCAGTTCTGTCGTACCCCATACTTTTCCAGCTTTCATTTTTCATTCCACTTCTTTGCATCTTCTGGTGTGTTGATTTCTACTCCGTTAAACTCACATGGAAATACACCGATATCCCATCCATTTTTTAACCAGCGGAGTTGTTCTAGTTCTTCAATACGCTCTTCACGTGTGCCTGTCAAACCAGGATACATTTCTAACGCATTCCTCTTGTATCCATAAATTCCCAAGTGCCAATCACCATACCCAGTCATGCCTCTACCAAACCATAAACACTTATCTGCAGCTCTTACTAGTTTAACTGTATTAGGATCATTCTGTTGTTCCTCTGGCATCATAGCACACATAGTAGTAACAGGATAGTTTTTTAAATGCCAAATCGTCTTTTCGATCATTTCCTCTGTCACATCAGGCATATCACCTTGAACATTAATATACTGGTCATACTTACGAATTAGATTTATTGCGCCAGCACATCTTTCAGTTCCATTTTGGTAATCAGTATTATCTATCCTACAATCATTATCATTAAATAGATGCGCAATAGACATATCGTCTGTTAGTACATATGTGTCGTAGCCAGTTGCTACACACTTATCATATACTCGTTTAACCATAGGAACACCATCTAAAAGTGTTAGTGGCTTACCAGGAAAACGTGTGCTGCCGTATCTAGCCGGTATAAGAATAGCGGTGGATGTCATCTACGGTCCTTTCAAAATCTTCTAGTTTTAACATATTAGGACCATCGCTTGGTGCTAGATCAGGTTCAGGATGGACTTCCAAGAAAAAAGATTTAATCCCAAGAGCAGCCCCGCTACGAGCCAGCCCAGGCACGTAATCCCTATTACCGCCTGAACTATTACCCTGTCCTCCGGGTTTTTGGGCAGAGTGCGTACAATCGAAAACAATATCATGTTTAAAATTGTCGAGCATATACATAAGCCCAGTATAGTCAACGACAAGAGTGTTATAGCCAAAACTAGTTCCTCGCTCAGTTATCCAAACGTCTTTAGCGCCTTCAGTCTTACTTATCACTCCTTTCATATCCCAAGGGGCCATGAACTGACCTTTTTTTATATTTACTATCTTGTCTGTGGCACAGGCTGCTTGGATTAAATCAGTCTGCCTGCACAAAAATGCAGGTATCTGATAGACATCAACAGCATCTTTAAACTGTCGTTCAATGCGCCTAACTTGTACGTGGTCGTGCACATCAGTAAGTGTCTTTATACCTAACTCTGTTTTTATTGCAAGAAAGTCAGTAAGTGTTGCTTCTAGGCCCGTGCCACGTTTGCCTTGCATACTTGAGCGGTTTGCTTTATCGAAGCTTGCTTTGAAATAATACTCAAAGCCGTACTTATCGCACACTCGTTTACACTCTCGTGCAATATCTGCTGACTCAGCTAACGACTCATGTTGACAAGGTCCTGCTATAATTCTCACCCTTCAAATCCTTTATGATTGCGGACAATAAATTCAGTTTCTTCAGGAGTCAATTGAGTAATACGCTTATGCGCAGCATTCAATTGTTCTTGTAACTCTCTCACGTTCTGTTGAAGAATCTCGATTGTATTTGACTGTGATACAATTATCTTGCGGTTCTTTTCGGCTTCCATTTCATCTGGTAACACTATTGTATAACTCCATTTTTATATGCGTATTCAAGCGCATTATTAGCTTCGGTATCTAATGGCCTATTTTCGTATATATTAGCAGTATCTTTATCAAGCTGTCTTACTAGATCAACTATCTGGCTTGCAGTAATAGGATATTGCTTTTCAATAGCGTTTCCAGCAATAGAGATCATCATCTTATAAATCATTCTATATCTTCCAGTGCCATCAATGTTAGCGATGCTCATATACTCACGTAGAAGGGTTTTATTTACAAACGGGCAATCGCTATAGCTTGACCACACATAACTAGTATTATCTAGTTTAGATTTTCTGTAATCAATAATTTGTTCTTTCCAAGCATCTGGTAATCTGTCTAAAAAGTCTTTACTATTTTGTTTTTCGCTGTATTCCCATTTAGCCATAAGCGCTGATGGATCTATATCTACTCCATCGTCATTAGAGAATATGAAGTTATTAGCTTTATTGTAAGCTGCAGGCACATAATACATACGAGATAGGTCTTTAGTCTGTTTATCTCCAAGAGAATTAATCTCTGAGTTTAGAGCAAACCAAAAGTGTTTAATTCTATCCGCTTCAAGCCTTTCTGTAAGAGGAAATACAATACGAAACTTAGGTAGAGTATCATTGCTGCTAGCAGTAGAATAAACTATAAATCTATAGTTTCCAAATTTACCTATAAGATCACTCTCTAAGTCTCCTTGTGGCTCATAGTCGTCAACATCTACAGCAGCCCAACCTCCCCAATCTAGAACATTTTTATTAGCGCGTGTGGTATTCTTAACATAAGAAGAAGGAGAGATTAGCTCAGCATCTAGCTTATCATTTAATGGCCGTTCGGATAACTTGTATAGAAACTTCTTAAACTTATCCCATGAGTCAAAGTCTAGACGCCTATGAGTTTTATTATCATATCTATTTTTAAAAACAGTAAGAGAGTACATTACATAAAAAATTCTTCTAAGGTTGCAACAGGTTCAGGTTTCCAATCGACCGCATCTAGAATAGGTAGAAGAGGGTCAATGAATGTCTTCTGAAACATTATACCATAGTCTACATACTTATGTAAACCAATTTCTTTTGGTAAAACGCCTGGAAACGAAATAACATTTTCTTTTATAGGGTTAGGGAGTTTAAGATACAAAAACTTGATCTTTTCTCCAGTTTTAACTAACTCATATCTTTTATCTAGCTTATAGTCTTTGACAGTTTTATTGTACAAAATAGAACCTCGTACATGGATAGGAGTACCTTTAGCATATATGGTACGCCTATCTTTCCACTTGTCAAGTTGAGTTACGCCACGAGGAAACGCTACCTTTTCAGGATCTAAAGAGCTAAACTCGTTTTTAAAGTCAGATATAAATTTCTGTGTAGTTCTTTCGTCACTATTTATAATTACCTTAAATATTTCTTTAAACTTATCGCGTACAACCTCAGGAGTAGAAGACTTAATAGCTTCGATACCCATCATCTTAAGTTTAGGCTCAGCAAACTGCACGCCTTCAGAATTGTGTACATTTAGAATATACCTTTTCTTAGCCGTCCAGATGCCACGATCTGCAATAACTTCACGAGCCATTTCCATACGAGGTATATAGCCATTCATAACAAAGAAGAACTGGTCGTAGGATTTTGCCATGACTGGTTCAAAATGGTCTTTACATATTTTGTCTAAGAATTTGACAGGATCTTTTGGTTCGAACTTCTTAACAAGGGGACCCATATTGACATAGATTGAATCAGTATCAATAGCGACTATATAATCCTTATTTGCTTGTGTGATATCGTTCATAGCTTTGTTCATACACTGCTCAGCCCACTTGATAACAGTCTGGCCAGTAAGTGTAACAGATTCTGCTAGAGCGTTATCGAAGTACTTAAAGTACTTGTTAGCAAGAGCGCCATATAAAGAGTTAAGTAAGATTTTAATAGCCATCTGGTTATTTTCAAGCTGATTGATCTTAGACTCTAGTTTTTTATCTTTAGTTTTTTCATATTCAGATTGAGTGGCAAGCATTTCTTTTTTAATAGTGCTTCTTTCTGCATAATAATCTACAATCAACTCTGGAATAATACCCTGTTTAGAGCGCTCAAACGGTACACCAGAAGCACACACGGCATACTTGTCGTCTATAGTTGTAGATCTATCATGCTTGGAAAGATAGTAATCAACTCCTTGTGGGAACCGAATAGTGTGATCTCTACATATAGTTTCTGGTGATATATTATGTTGAACAATTATATTAGGATATAGAGAGTTAAGGTCGAATGATACAACCCAGTCATGAGATCCGACATGAGGATCTTTTACGTAACCACCAGCAATTGCATGCGACTTACCTTTTTCTCTGGCTTCAGAACCAGGCTTTGCTACTGAAGTTTCTGTAGCACCAACTATTGCATATGGTACCTTTTGAATTTGTTTAGCTGGACATATCACATTGTTATTAAGTAGTCTGCGATAAATGATAGACTCCCATATGCCAACAACACCAAATGTATCGCTCACGTTTACACCACCACGATATGCCATAGTTAAGGCAAGAGAGATAAGACCCATCTTTTGGTCAATGCGATCTACGAGTTGAACATCTTTAATGTTATAGTCAATAAACTTTTGATGATCTTCTTTATATAGAGTATAAAGATTACCATGCTCTTCGTACGATAACTTCTTTTCACCAAGGACTGTATAAGCAATGTGGTCAAGCTTAAAGGATTCTTGATTGCCGTATGAGTAACCAAACTTTTTAAATAGTTCAAGGTAATCTGCCTGCTGAATACCTACTAACTCAAAGGCCAAAAGCTCACGATTTAGAGATTTAACAGTGCGTTCATTTACTGAACCCCAAGGTGAGAGTCTTTTCATAGCAGCTTCGGAGCCAAGCATAGAAATGCGGTTTACTATATAAGGGATATCAAAGAAGCGTGAATTCCAACCAGTAATAACATCTGGATAGTTTTTAGTCCAATATCCTAAAAATTTGGCAAGCAGATCTTCTTCTGAATTGCAATGATGGTATTGAATTAAATCTCCATGCATATCAATTTCGGTTTTAGAAGAGTCATAAGTATCTAAACCCCACACTTGGTAAACAGAAGACTTACTTGACTTAAGTGCTATAGAAATAATAGGGTATGCAGCTTCTTCAGGTGTAGGAAATCCATTATCAGATGCAACCTCGATATCAAAGTTAACGACATTCACATCGCTAATGTTAAATTTTATATCTTTTGGAAACTTGTCAGTAATAAATTGGTGAATATAATTGGTGGTGCCATGTACAGCAAAATTAGGTACGCCTTCATATTTTTCTGCGAATTCCTTTGCCTCGCGCATAGAATCAAATTGTATGGGTTGTAATGGTTTACCAAATAAAGAATGGTATCTAGAATCTTCTCTGGATTCCATATACAATGTAGGTTTAAATTTGTATTTTTGAGATATTGCTGCTCCGCTATCGTTATAGCCTCGGTACAATATTGAATTACCGTATCTGTTTACGGATGTATAAAAAGCCATGGGTTCTCCTATCAACAATACCATTCTAACACGAAAAAGGGGAGTTGTAAACCCCCCTTTTTAAAAATCTTTACTTTAGCTGTTATATCTTGGCTATCATGAAGATCTGGTCCGATAGTACGAACGATATATCTCGGTCAGCTCTTGTTGATCAGTAGATTCTTGTACAATATAATCTTCTTTATCTACTCTATGACCGTCTGCAATAGACATAGCGTCTTCTAAACGCGATGCTATAGCCAATATCTCTCCATCTTTTTTTCTGACTATATGCACTATTCTAAACCTATACAGGGAATAAGAATAGACTGCTTGCAGTTATCTGGATAAGCAATGGCTGAGCCGAGTATAGGCAGACCTACCATACCAATGATAATAATTAAAAAGGCCCAACCTAGACCTTTTGTGGTGCAATAGTTTGTTTGCTCACTCATATTAACGCTCCGCCAGTACTATAGTACTTTGAGAATCATGATAGTCCCCGCTTTCATAGTAGTCTCGGAATGCCATTTCCTTTATCATCGTACCATCTTTTACACGATACGTTACGATTTCCCTGCGAACAACATTCTTGATGTCTGCATCAAATGCAGATTTAAAAGGTCCTTCATCACTCATTTTTATAAAGTCTCCAGCACTAGTAAATTTCAAGTCTTGCATATCATTATTCATGTTCGCCGCCATCACCTCTGCCGCTATAGCTACCAAATACATTTGGTTTACGATTAGCAGTTTCAAATGTTGCTACCGTAATAGCAACAGCGCCCAATAGCAATGTATGTAACATCATACTGAATACTCCAGCCCACATGCTTCCTACAATAATTGCGAATACGATACACCACATCCATGCAAGAACTTGCATAATCATGTGGCGAGTGCTAAAATCTGGAATATTGCTTAAAGGATTTTTTTCATGGTCCATTACTACATTCCAGCAGTTAATAACAAAAGCTCTCATTATTTTTTATCCGATACAAAAGAATACATTTCCTTTGCTTTTTCTTGAAGTTCTTCCATAGTATACATTGCTGGGACTTCTTCAATAGTTTTCTTACCAGCTTCTACCATTTGGGCAAACAAAGCTGTATTTAATTCTACTTGTTTATCCATGTAGTCTTTTGCCATAGCAAGAATGTCTGCACGGATTTCGAATGGATTTTTATTAGTCATAATAGACTCCTATATGTTGTGTGTGTGACTAAGAGGGCGATCTCCCGCCCTCTAGCTTTTTAAAGCATTCTCATTATAATGAGGTATTTATAATACATTCGCTTGACTGACTATATGTATCGAATACTGCATAAAATCCTATCAGTATGCAAACAACAGTTAGTGTCGACATTACTATAAAAGAAGCTAGTCCAAGCTTCTCTACCAACTCTGATGCTACCATTATACGGCAAACATTAATAGAAGTGAAATAAGAAATGCAAAGATTCCTAATGCTTCTGCAAATGCTATACCGACAAACATCGTTGAATTGTCAGCTTTTTTAGGCATGTGCTTTAATACACTACCTACTACCATCGAAACTCCAATAGCCGCTCCGCCCATTGCAAAAGTTGCTAGGCCAGCGCCTATATATGCGCCCATTGTTGCAATATCACCGGTCATCGTGTAATTCCCGTATTTGCATCATACAACGTTTGGCTTCCTCGGTGTAACCCATTCTTGCGAGTTCCGCAGCCGCTCTCGAGTATCCCACCGTCTGGGTGAAACGATCTAGAGAAGACCACAAACCCGACAATGGCGAGAAGACATAGTTTGCTACTAAAGTCGTCATTAGACCCATCCTCGCAAATTTTTGTTTGCTTTGACGTGTGATATTGACGATTTTAATCGAGCAACATCATAGATGTCACCTCGACATAGACCAATGTCTGCTAAGTCATAGTCAGATAGGTTGCCTAAAGCTTTTTCAGTTTCACGAATTGCTTTACGTTCAATCCGATTATTGTAAACACTTTTCAGCGTTTCAATGATTAGTTCAAGTGCTTTCGTTGAGTAGCTGTGCGCTACTAGTATTGCTTGTGTCATTTTGTTTCCTCGTTTGACCAATATTGATTTTACGAGGACGCATTTCTTCTGGAATGACATACTGCAATTCAATTGCCAGAATACCATCCTGAATATCTGCTCCGTTTACATTTACATGTTCGGACAGCCTAAAGGTTCGTTTAAATTTCTTTGTCGAAATGCCACGATGGATAAACTCTCTACCTTTAGAGACGTGCTCTCCCTTTACTGT